GGCTCCTGCTTGAACTTCAGGGTGATGGTAGTGTTGTTGCCTTGGAAATTGACGGTGAACGCCCGGCCGAAAATCGAAGCCGCGGCATACGGACTGGAAGACGAGTATTGGCAGAAGGTGCGCTTGTAGTTCGCGGCCTTCAGCTTGTAGGCAATGTCAGCGGTGCTGTTTGGGTCCAGCGCGATGGCAGCCTGAGCAGTCACACCAAAGATGCGCGACGGGCTGGCACCTTCGATGAACGCTGCGACGCCGAGCACGTCTGCATCGGATGGAGAGGTATCCGCGATCTGCAGGCCGTACCAGTTACTCGACAAGCCGGCCAGGTTGGTCACGCAATTGATCAGCGTCTCGGCGACAATGCCGTTCACCGGTGCCGACGCTACTCCAGTAACCAGACCCAGGAGCGCGGAGACGTCTGTACCGGTTCCTGTGCTGCTGGCATAGGTCAATGCCGAGGTGGCGCCGGTGGTAGGGCTGGTGATCTCGAAGCGGCTGTAGTTCGCGTTCCAGACGCAGGTAGCCCCGGCAAGCGCCGTAGTCACGATTGCAGCGACGGCGTTCAAGTTGGCTGCCGCGCTGAAGTTCAGGGCAGAAAGGGTCTTCAGTGTCCCGTCCACGGTGATCTTCATCGAGCCGGCAGTGATGACTGTGAAGTTCGCCAGTGCCTGCTGCGCGATCGACAGCGCCCCCCCGTTGAGGCGCGCCGAGGATGGAGTCTTGGCCCAGCGCCCGATGTACAAAATTGCCGGCTGAGGCGACTGGCTGAAGAACAGGTTTGCGGCCAGGTACTCAGGTGCGGCTGTACCGAAGTCGGCCGCCACCGCATCCAGGGTCGAGTAACGGCGGATGCGCTCGTTCGTGTCGATCACATTCGAGGCACCCAGGATCAGCAGCGCCCCGAAGTCTCGAGTTGCGGCCGCCTTTGGAGACATGACGATCTGGACGTTCACGACGTCCGAAACGGCGAGAGTAGGCATTGATTTCTCCGGGGATGGTGATCAGTCGACGATCGTGGGTTCAGCCGACAGGATGTTGAGGACTGGGTAGACACGAACGACCTGGCGCCGCATCTGGATGGAAATGTCGTAGCGGCGCACCCATTGCTGGTTGACCAGCTCTGGAGCCGGGAGCACGTCCGACGCGCCAATGAACGCCATGCGCTGGGCGCGGATAGCCTCGCCGTTCTGCGGGATAAAGATCCCGTCACGGAGGATCGCTGCGTATGCCTGTGCCTGAGGGCCGTAAAAGCTCGCCACGACCTTGAGTTCTTCGTGCATTTCGTAGTTGTCGTGCCCGTCCGCGCCGCCGTCATGGGTCACGGCTGGATACGCCACGGTCTTGGTGCTGTGCACCCCAATCGCACACCAGTTGACCAAAGGCTCTGGCTGCTTGGGGATTTTCTCTTGCCACCTGGGCCGCACGAACTGCCCTGGTAGACCGGTGATGCCTTTGACCATGCCTTGAAGCAGGTCCTCAAGCTCGATGTCCTGAGCAGGCGCAGGCGCCACCACCGGTGCCAGATAGCCGCCGGTTGCGGATGTATTCGCCATGGGTCATCCCTTCAGGGGTAGGAGGTCGCAGGTAGCGCAGACAAAGCCGCGTCCGAAGTGTGCGTAGTCGTTCACGTTTGAAACGGTGTACTGCTTGCCGCGCCAGGTCACGATGTCGGCGGTGGTGTCGCCAGACCCGGCAGTGAGCTGGAAGATGGTGTGGATCAGGATTGATCCTTTTTTGCGCTCGGCGCCGGCCAGGCGTTCGAGGATGTCGCCTTTGTCGCTGGTGACCACGCCAGCGAACGGCGTAACCGTTTCGGTGACTGAAGGCCTGCCGTTGTCGCCAACGGCCTGGACAGATCGTGTGCAGGTCAGCCCTATGTCCATGAAATCTGGGTCTAGCAGGATCTCAGAGACATCGAGCAGCGCCATGATCTATTCCTTCTCGCGGATGACGTAATTGATGCTATTGCGGAGCTTGCCGGTGTCAACAAGCGGGTCAGTCTCGGTCCTGCCACGTTTTCGCCTCGCCGCGAGAGTTCTCGGCGCTAACTCGACGTGATCGCCGCTGGTGATTTGGTGTCGAACCGCCGCCTGAGCGGTGAGCCCAACCCCAATCAGCTCGGAGTCCACAACCTCTTTCTTTCCGGCCAGCGCAGCCGTTGCAGCATTTTTCAATCGCTCAGCTACTCGATCCTCGACAGCTTCTACGCCGGGTATGAGAAATGGGCGGGCTGGGATGTTCGCCTGTGGCGACCCAAACTCATGGATGTAGCCAAGTTGGGCATTGTTTACCGGCTCTCCATCCTCCCGGTGAGACTTCTCTGCCGGAATACCTACCAACACCTCTTGGCCCACAAGGCGTTGGATAGATGCCAGGACCTTCCCGACATCGTCCTTTGTCACCTTCATGTTCATAGCTGAATACCCCCGGAGCCGATCATCCTGGACAGCTGGAGGAACTGGATGCCGTAGGTGGTCAGGTTGAAGAACCCGCCATCCTCCAGCGCAACAGCACCCGTGTCGTAACCAGCACTGACCTTGTCCACCGACTTGCTGGTGAGCGGACCTTTGACCTGACCAGGTGCGCCGCCAACTGCGGCGGCGGCCTGGTTGCCGGCGGCAAGCGCCAGGTTATGGGCCGTGAACAGCTCCATGCCGATATCCAGGTAGTCGCACCAGCGATCCGGTGGAAGCGTCTTGCTCGCCAAGTCCAGCCAGAGGTTTACCGCATAGTCTGGATACTTCGTGACGTCGGCGAACTCTGGGAAGTCCTGCCGGAACTTGGCTGCATCCATGGTTCTGTCCTGTATCAGGCGTCAGCGGAGGCCTTGGCCACGCGCTCACGCAGGGTTTCGAGCTTGATGTTTCCACCGACGTTGATGCCCTTGGCCGCCAGTTCAGCGATCAGACGCTTCTTCTCGTCTTCTTCACTTTCATCGACGACCTCAGGCTCAAGGTGCGCCAGGACAAACCAGTGATCGACATACTGGTCGTCGATCACTTGGGTGCCGGCCGCGAACTCGATCACGCCGTCGGCGGTATTCAGCTTGAAGGGCTTGATCACATTGCGCTTTGCCATGATAGAGCCCTCAGATGCCGTCGCGATAGCCGATGGTTTCTGGATAAACCACCTCCACCACGCCCAGGCGGCCGTAGTAGGTGGTGATCTGGCGGATGCCACGATATTCCAGCGGAGTACGCTGCAGCGGCACCAGAGGGAAGCGGACGCGGTCGACTTCGTTGGTGTACGCCATCATGCGGTTGCTGTTGCTGGTACCGCGGTTGGTCAGCCACTTCAGCGGCTGAATGTTCAGCGGCGCGCCGTTGATGGAGTTGGACAGGCTGTTGACGCGCAGGAATTCCAGCACCGAGATGTTGCCGGCATCGGAGACAATGCGGCTCACCAGTCGGCTGTAGGAGACCGGGTCCAGGCGCAGCTCGCGTGGGCAGATGGCGAACGCGGATGCAGCCCACACGCTGTTCAGCAGGTCGTTCACGTCGGCCAGGATCTGCGCGGGGGTGGCAGTCGCCCAGTTGCCGGTGACGGCGTTGCTGACGTTGGTGACCGAAGCCGAGTTGACCAGGCCGGTCTCACCCAGATCGGTATCGCCGATGTACACCTGCTCGTCGATATCCATGTTGTGCTTGAGCTGCATGCCGGAGAACTTCTGCGAGTCGACCGGGCGGCCCAACTGCTGAGCCGAGGCCAGCTCTGGCAGAGTCCAGGACAGCTCCATGCCCCACAGGGTCAGTGGTTTCGGCGTCTTGCCGATGTCCAGGGCCAGCGAGGCGATCGAACTGGAGTCCTTGCCGATCCAGGCCTTACCGTTCGGGCTGGTGCCACCCACTGCGGCGAAGGTGCTGTTGGTGAAGCTGGAGATCTCGTCCGCGATGGACACGTCTTCGCGAAGTTCGATGTCGCGGGACCAGGTGACCGAAGCCAGCGGGCCGTGCAGGGTCTGGTCCAGACGCTCCAGTTCGCCGATCAGGAAGACACCGGTGGAGTCGATGGTGGCGGCGTCGAAGGTCATCATGCCGTCGCGGGTGTGGGCGCGCTTGATCGAGCGCGGCAGAATCAG